GTTGAGGTCGATGGCAAGCGGTACTGTGAGATGATGCCGCTCGACTGGGCGATGATGACACACGAGCAACCATCTGCTCTCATCATCGACGAGCTGACTACCAGCCCGCCACCTGTTCAGGCTGCCATGCTTCGCATCATCTGCGAACGCAAGATTGGCAACTTCGACCTGCCTTCTGACCTGTGGATTATCTCCATGTGCAACCCTCCGGGTTGTGCTGCCAACGGGTTTGAGCTTGAGCCTCCGATGGCCAACAGGCTGGGACACTACACATGGAAGACTCCATGGGATGATGTCATGGCTGGGTGGAGGAACGGGCTGAACTTTCCGTCTGCCGAGTACCCTGATGTTCCTGAGAACTGGATGGAGAACCAGCCTGCTATCGGGAACCTCTGTGCTGCGTTCAGGAAACGCAAGCCTGAGCTGTTCGAGCCGGCCACTGACGATGGTGGCAACATGAAGCTCAGTGATGCGGAGCAGGGTGGTGCATACGGTACTGCCCGTAGCTGGACTGCTCTCCAGAAAGTCTGGGCTGGCCTGGAGGCTGTCGGTCTGGGTGACGAGGAGAAGTTTGAGGCTGGTGCAGCATACGTTGGAGTGGATGCTGCTGCTGAGTTCATGACCTACTGCAAGGAGCTTGACCTGCCTGATCCGGAGAACTGGATCAACAGGTTTTCCATGGACGAAAACACTGAATTCACACCTCTTGACAGGCCTGACCAGACTATTGCTTTCCTCGGTAGCCTTCAGGCTGCCGTGGTGGAAAACAATACCAAGGGTCGTTGGGAAGCAGCGATGGCGTTGCTGAACAACCTTGTCACCAAGCCTGGACAGAAGGTTCTTGTCCATGAGGCTGCCCGTGCCCTACACGGTAACGACCGTGACGGCAACAAGATTGTGAAGGACAACTACACCTTGCCTGCACAGCTTGGGCAAGAGCTACAGTCCCTTCTCCGTGCCCGTTTGAACGTTCGAGACAGGAGTGCAAACTAATGAGTATCCAGTTTGGAATTGATGACTCAAGGTATGCTGTCTACGACAGAATGCCGTACCTCCAGAGGCACATGATGTCTCTGATACCTGTGGAGAGTGAGGGTCTTGGAACCTTTGCGATGGATCAGTATGGTCGACTGTACTACGATCCTGCACTGTTCGATGAGTGGTCACTGAAGGAGTGTAGTGGCGTATGTCTCCACGAACTGCTCCATGATGCACTGGCCCACTGCAAGAGAGCTAGGGAACTGTTCGGGGATGACCCTTCCAGTGAACAGCTCGACAAGTGGAACGTTGCGTGTGACCTTGTCATCAACCCCATAGTCAGGGACGCAGGGTTCCGTCTGCCTGATGGATGCCTGTGGCCTGAGAAGTTTGGGTTTGAGGAAGGGTTGACTGAGCTGGAGTATTACGAAGCCCTGCCAGACAAGCCACACTCCAAGGACCCTCAAGGCCCTGGTGGCCAGAAGGGTGGTGACGGTGGCGAGGATGGTGAGAGTGGGCAGAATGATGCTCCGCCAAAGGGTGGCTCATGCTCTGATGGAGAGCCACGAGACTGGGAGCAGGGTCCACCCACCAAGCAGCACCCCGGCATGAATGGGGTGGACAAGGAGATTCTTCAGAAGCAGACAGCCAAGGCTGCTGATGAATACTCCAAGACCAAGGGGACGTTGCCGGGTGCTATTGGCCGCCTGTGCGACGATATCCTGCGTCCGACTGTTGACCCCAAGAAGCTGCTCCAATCGGCTGTGAGGTACGCTGTTGCCTCTGTGAGGGGCCATCAGAACCTGAACTGGAAGCGTCCGTCACGCCGGCAGGTTGCCGGGTGTGGGATGCTTCCGTCCAGAGTGGACCCTCTGCCCAAGGTTGCGATACTGGCGGACACCTCAGCCAGTATGAACCCCAAAGACTTGAGCATGGCACTCGGTGTCATCGACAAGGTTCTGGGCGCACACCCTACGAGCATCACGGTCTACGCTGGCGATGCTTCACTGGGTGTGGCACAGGATGTCTTCGACGTGAAGAAGGTTCAGTTTGATCAGGGTGGTGGAGGTACTGACATGGGTGGCCTGGCTACTGAGATTCAGGAACTCTCTGACCCTGATGTCATCATCATCTGCACTGATGGTGAGACTGACTGGCCGGAAGAAAAGCTACGGGCAAAGACCGTGGCTTGTGTCACTCGTGAGTCGGACTACTACCCTGTGCCTAGCTGGATGACACGAGTTCAACTCGAAGTCTGACAGCCTACTCCACGGAGTGGTGGTGGCAGGCGGAGCGTTCCGCTTGTCACCACCACCGGATGGGGGACCAATACACACACTATGCGAAAGCTGGTAACCATGGATAAGCCGCCAACCAAGCTGGACGAATACAAACTTGAGACAGAGTTGCGTGCTATCTTCCGAAGGTTAGCCATGTCCAACGGCAGGCGTATAGCTAGGCGTAACGCTAGGCGTACTGCTGCCGGACTGATATCTCGAATACAGAATCACATCCAGAGAAACTACCCTGCTATAGACGCTGATGGGAATGACATGCTGCCACCGGACAGGATCAGATGCCCGGCCATTGACTGTAATTCTGTATGTGACAGTGGATTCGGGTTGGTACAGCACATCATGAGTAAGCACCCCGGCATGATCACCGTCGGCAACCAGAAACAATTTAACAGCCTACGCTGCGTATGCGACAAGACGTTCAAGGGTAAGACAGGTCTAGCTGCCCACCTGGCTCACCAACACAGGAGTGGGAAGCTGTTGTCTCACTGGACAATCGGCAGCACGACAATGTTTTTGGAAGGCAAGATATGACTAAGCCCGTACTGACAGAGAAGCACATAAGGTCCCAGACAGCGTTCGATATAAACGGGAACGACGGTCACCTGAAGGGTAAGTGTTGTCCAGAATGCAAGAGAAGTCAGAAGTTCTCTATCACCATACTGGCCTTCGGATACCTGACTGATGGAGGGCTGAACCTGAACTCTGGTCAGGAGGACAGGATAGGGCCAGCACATTGTGTGTCCTGTTGCAACGGTAATGGCTGTGCCTGGACTGGACACTACAGGGATCTTGAAGTCATCGACGCTGACGAGTGGCCTGAGTTCAAGGAGGGAGACAGGGTCATAAGTTACGGGTCGAGACAGAACTCTGGCTGGAGTTTCTCGTGGGAGTGTTGCGTGTACGTTGCCAAGCAGCGTAGACGGGATGGCGTGGTGACATGGAGGCGAGAGGGGGAACCTTTCCACACTGGGAAGCAGATGCACATCGCTAAGAAGGAGTGTCTAAACAAGCAGATGCGTATCGAGAGAGACGAGGGTGTCAAGCTGAGGATCATGACAGGCATCAAGAGAGGGACAGTTATCCTGAATTCCCAAAACGCTACTGAACACCTGCTAAGAGGAGGCAATGAGCCTGCGTTCTAGTCTTCGTCTGGGTGGCCCCGCCCATAACGGCGATAGCCTTGTGTTTGCGTTTACTTCGACACGAGGTGCGTAGCCTGGGGGTCGGTAAGCTCAGAGAGCCGTAGGAAGAACCCTAAGTAAGCTATAGAAGGGTCGCGTCCATGAAACCGGGGCGTTGCTTTCCGAGACTGACACCACCACAGTCTGCCTAATCCTGAGCGGTGGTTTTATATACAACTAACCTCGGGCCATATACATGGAGAACTCTATGGATGCTGAAGAACTTTACTACGAGCTGCAATACTTTCTCAGTGACAGGAACATAGAGGTCAGTGACGAGGCAGATCAAGCCTTGGGTGACACCTGCTCTCTTATCTTGCCTGCGAAGGAGGATGAGTGATGTACCACACTGAAATGCAAGCGTGTCAACACAGCCTTTTGTGTGCTGCCCAGTTGGCAAGGGACCACATCGGTGAACAGGTTGGCCTCGCCCTCCCTGCCCATCCTGACCAGAAGGTTCTGACCGTACTTGGCAAGCTGGATACCGCTATCCAGAACATCACTGTGCCAAGCCTGCGGCCAGCGACGATAGCTCACTTCGAGGAGTACGAAGACTTTCCCGTGTCAACCTGGAAGGAGGAGGTTATGAACGACGATACCCGCATGGGGTATCACGAGTGGGCTGACTGCCAAGAAGCAGTCCGCGACGAGAAAGAGTATGACGAAGAACAGGCTCAACTACAGAAGGAGAACTAGACATGGCAGGCACACAACCAAAGTACCCAGACGCCTACGTCAAACTGGTTGGGGAGGACGGCAACGCTTTCGCGATCATGGGTCGAGTGACTAAGGCACTGAAGCGGGCTGGCGCAACCAGTGAGGAGATCACACAGTTTCGCAAGGAGGCAATGAGCAGTGACTACAATCACCTGCTGCAAGTTGTCCTGTCGTGGGTGAAAGAAGGTGACATGGAGGAGGAGGAGGAACTGATGGAGGCCTGGGCTGAGGTAGGGGGAGAATACGAGGAAGATGAGGATGAGGATGAGGAGACTTATCGTCATTTTCAACGTCACAACCGTGAGGAAGAAAACCGTCCTTCGCCTCCCGAGTGGAAGGGGGGTGTGTGATGGGACTTGACCAACAGGCTGTGGCGAGAAGGTTCGCAAACTCTAAAGACCAAGAGCTACTGCAAACCTGGCGTAAGCATCCCAACCTGCAAGGGTGGATGGAGAATCTCTGGGAGGAGAAGGGCAGGCCCAACTACGATGGTCGCAACGACGACAACGCTCTGTCCGGAGCCTTCAACTGTGTCGATCTTCCACTGAAGTGGGAGGATATTGAGCAGCTTGAGGCTGATGTCAAGGCGGGCAAGCTCCCTGAGACTTGCGGGTTCTTCTTCGGTAGCAACTCTGACGACCACTACAGGGAGGAGGACTTGGAGTTTTGCAGCAACGCTCGCAAGGCTCTGGGTCAGGGGTTGGAAGTTGTCTACCGCTGCTGGTACTAGGAGGACGAGTGATGCCGAAGGTTTATGCCTACCTGCGTGTCAGCAAGGACGAGCAGAGCCTCAACGGTGAGTCCCTGGATGACCAAGCTGCGCGGGCCATGGCATACTTCGACCTTCTCAAGACCCTGCCCACTTCAGACTCAGGTCTGGAGTGGGGAGGGTTCTTCTTTGAGAAGGGAGAGAGTGCATGGAAGACTAGGCTGGTCGACCGTGAGGAGGGACGCCGGCTCAACAAGAGCCTTGAGCGTGACGATCACGTTGTCTTCCTGCGTATGGACAGAGCCTTCCGTTCAGTGCAAGACTTCACGACAACGCTCCCGGCGTGGGAGCAACGTGGGGTTACGATTCACTTCATCGACCAGTCTGTGAACCTAGCAACGCCGAACGGAAAGTTCTTCGCGAACGTTCTGGTTGCCGTGGCACAGTGGGAGAGTGACATCAAGAGCCTTCGCAACAGGGAGGCTGCCGCCAAGCGGAAGTCTGAGGGGAGAATGAACACACGTCAGCCGCCAATAGGATACATGGCTGTCGGCAAACGTAACGTCCTGGTGAAGGACCCTGCCCAGATATCCGTGATGCGTCTCATTCACTACATGAGAACAAGGCATGGGTACAGCTTCGATATCATCAGCGACAAGCTGGAGGATATGCTTGCTACCCGTGACGGACGAAAGCCTCGCAGGCGCAATGGGTTCGACGGTTCACGACCATGGCCCAAGGACAGGGTTCGCAGAGCGTTCCTCCGGTACGAGAGGATCATGGCTTCAGACGAGCCTGTCTACACGGACGGATAATCTTCTGCGTGTCCGGTATTCACAAGCTCCCGGTTCACGTTGACAATCTTCCCGGTCTCCTTGTCCTTACCCAGTATCTCAACGAGATACCTTCCGTATTTCCCTGAAGCATCCACAGGATTATTCTTGCTCTGCCTGTGCGTCTTGATGGTGTGCAGCCACATGCTGTCTGACATGGAACACTCTGTCAGAACCTTGTGCAGAGCCTTCTTGGCATCCTTGCCAGCCTGAGTGTTCATCTCTGGCGTGTTGATCCCGTAGAGCCTTGCCTTCATTCGCAGGCTTATACCGAATCCACAGTCGGCTATGATCTCAACGCTGTCTCCGTCGATCAGTCTCATGATCTGAGCGTTGTAGACGTAGCGTGTCTTCACGGTTCTACCGTAGCCTTGATCCCACCGTCGACAGATTCGATCAGCAAATCGAACGTTATCGGCGTGACCTTTTGTCCACCAGGAGGCAGGGGTTTGGACGACTCGGTTTTCTCACCCAGGTCAGGGGTTTGGATGACGTTATTCTCCGTGGGTCTGCCGGCCTCGGTGGCCATTTGCATCCCGAAAGTTCCAAGCCCTCCCGCACCTAGCAAACTGGCTGCGAGCAACGCGCCTTTGAGAAGGCCACCGTTGTTATGAACAACCGTGCTGCTGGCCGGGTGAGATGGATATGTCCCCACGTCTACGTCCCCTAACCCCATGGCCATGGCCTCGGACTTGCGGCGCAACTTCAATCGGTGTTCAACATCGTGCGCCCAAAGATTAGAGAGCAGCGACCTAGCTTCACGAGATGCTGCCGCTGTCTCCGCCGCTTCCGTCATGCACTGGTGGCTGTGTGCTTCTACCATTGCCATCCCTTATCCAGTCCACCATGGCTAGATCCAACTGATGGAGGCTGTCCATCGTCTTGTTGCTTTGCTCACCCACACGCAAGCATACCGTGACCGCTTCGATCAAGCGGCCACGGTCGTCAAGATCAACAAGACGCTCGGCCTCGTCTCGCAACTCATCGGCCATGCTCAAACCTTCTCCCAGGTAAAAGGGGTCCGGTCAGACTATGCGTTGTTGATCGGAGCTTCACGGTGCATGATCTGCCGGATAGCTGCGGCCTGCACTGGGTCAGTCTCGGCGTGCAGCTTCAGCATAACCCGATCAAGGATTGCCATGAAGTTGGTGCTTGCGTCCGACTGCCTTGCCAAACGTTCGCCACTTGCTGCTGTCAGCAACTCTTGCAGGTTGACATTTCCTTCTGCTGGCATTACTCGATCTCCCTTGGAACCAGACGCAAGCGGACTCGCGCCTTGAAGTTAGTCGTCCAATCTTCAAGATCAGACAGACGTCTATTGATGTCAGTCGTGTTGGCGTCGGCTCCATCCTTGCCGTCTTTTCCCGCTGGACCAGCCGGACCCACCGGCCCGACAAACTTATCTTTGTGCAGCTCAAAAAAATCTGAGAGAGCTGGCAGGGTTACGACGTCCTTACCCCGTTCGCGCTGCGCACTTTCGATCTGGGAAATACGGGTTTGCAATTTCTCTATGGTTTTCTCAAGCCTCTCGATGGCCTCAGCCATCTTGTCATCGCTGCCTAGCCTGTCTGGTCGGGCGTAACCTTCCACGAACGCTGCCAGTTGCCTTGGTGTGGATGCGTAGGCTTCTGTGTCCTTGTCACTACCATGGGAGATGACTCCCACCAGTTCGCCACCCTTGTTGAACACACCACCACCGCTATCCCCGTTACCAAACTTGCCATCCGTAACGGCGTAGTGTGCGCGGATAACGTTCAGGTTACTGGGCGTGGTCGGGCCTAGGTACTTGAACTTCTTAGGTTCGAGCGTCTTGCTGCCAAGGTATCCGTATGCCCTTACAGCCGTGCCGGCACGGGGTAAGGACGACGCAACTCCCCCTGGGTGCGATGACAATTTTGTAACTTGCGATGACGACCCTGTCATCACGAACATTGCCATGTCAAAATGTTCGTCAACCCGGACCCACTTTGCCGTGTGCTTCTTGCCATGCTGGTCATGGACAGTGACCGACTTACCGACCACTGCACCACAGTGAGCCACGGTAAGCCCGACCGTCTTGTCCCCCAGACGGACAATAGTCCCAGAGCATCCAGCCACACGCACACTGCTGTCCGCTGTCGTAACCACGGCCAGGTACCGTGGGGTTTCGGCAGCAGACACGGTGTGGATAGCAGCCAGTGCAGCCAGAGTTGTCAAGGCCCGTACCATGACCCACAGTCTAGTACCGGCCTAGACCGTGTGTCAACTGTCGTCTCCCCCGTTCGCAACCTTACGCTTGATTGCCTCAAACCCTGCGGCCAGAATCATCAGTTCGACTATGGTGGTAACCTCAGTCTCGTCGAACGTTGATGCGTTCAGGTAGAGGAAGGTGGTAACCCCGGCAAACATGATGACCAAACGGATCAGTGACCAGACTGGATGCTCTGTGTCGCGTGGCATAATGCCTCCTTGCTACAATAAAACCAGCCCGCCCTAGAGACGGATCGCTGGCTGGGTTAGGTGGGCCACGGAAGGCCCGCCGATTTTTTTATAAAAGACGCGGCACGACCAACTGCCCTAACTCTCCAGGTCCCTGGAGGCTTAGGTCGTCCAAACTCTCCAGGGCACTGCGGGTTTGGGCGTCGAAATTCCTCGCACGCGCGCAAGTCCTCCGGGAATTTATCTGAAATAACTCAAGCATACCCCAAGCTGGGCTAGGCCCAGGGCCACCCAAACGGTACGCCACCCCTTGACGTGAAGGCGTTCGATCTCAAACATCGTGGTCAACGCGATGCCGAGTCCAACAGCCTTGGCCCCTACCAGTCCGTGTACGCCAGCCACGTCAATGATGGCAACGCACATCGGATTGAGTTCCACGTCACGCAGCATCTCCATGTCACGGACGCAGTAATACGAATCTAGTCCTGATCCGATGACGACGAGGAAGACTGGCCAGAGTCTTTTGAATCTGTTGAGCATGAGACTTTCTCCACGGTTATCACAACCCTCGGATCGGTCTTGCTGACGTTGAACTCAACAGGCAGGTAGGTAATCTTGTTGTCGTCGCTGAGTATTCCGGCATCGACAAGACCGTCGATGGCTGATTTGAGACTTCACAACCCATTGTCGGGATCGCGACGACGCTTGTCCTTGTGGAAGAACTCTATGCGTACCATGGCAGCAAGCCAAGGTTCCGGTGGGGCCTGCATCCGTCCCATCTCTCCGGACAGACCTCGATACCCACGAACGGCGTTAGCCTTCGCCATGTAGTGTACTCTTGCGTTCGGAGAACATTCCCCCGGCGGCAACGGCAGAACTAACTGAACACTATCCACGCATCCTCCCTCGGAATCCTGTCGTCGGGACACCCATTATACCACGGTTTGCTAATCTGGTGTACCCTGGTGCAGACCAAGGTGGTGCTGGAACTCCTCGTTGTCCAGTGCATTCTTCGCCCAGTCTAGGTAGGACGCCGGGAGATCCTTGATCTTTATGCCCCGGTAACTTCCGAACCTCATGACGTAGTCCGACCCAGTCTGGTTCTTGATCTTGCTGATGATCGCACCAGCCTGTGCCTTGCTGCACTGCATGGCAAGAATACGATCCACTCCCAAGTCGATCATGTAAGACACCTGCCTGTCGCTTGCTCCTCCAACCAACTGGCCCATGTGCCTGATCGCCTTGGACTGGTCACCGAACGGATCTACCCAGTCCTGAGAATACTTGGCTGTTGCCCTGATCCTCATTCGCCTAGCACGTTCTGCCAGCTTCGCGTCAGCTATCTTCTTGAGACGCTCCCTTGCCTCCTCTAGGGACTCCGCTGTCTTCGCAGGCTTCTTGCTTCTCCGCACCGTCTTGACCGCCTCAGCGATCTCCTCGTCGCTGTAGCCAGACCCGAGTACGTTTGCTGACGATATGAGCTTGTGCCTGCCGGAGTTTCCCACGAAGTCAAGGACCGTAACGTGCGGCTTGTCGCTGTCGGCAATCGCCCTTACCCTGTCGCCGGCACGGGGTATGGAATCCACAACCCCTGGCAGGGTGCGCGTCCCCCTGCCGATGCACTGGCAATAAAGTGCCAGAGATTTCGTGGGCCGGGCCATGGCAATGACAGAGCAACGAGGTGCATCGAACCCTTCGGTGAACACCCCAACCCCCACGAGCATCTGCAACCTGCCGTGTTGGAAGTCTCGCACGGCTCGCTTGCGATCATCCTCGCGAGTCTCGGACAGTATGCACTGAGCCGTCACCCCATCGTGTCGGTTCAGCACATCGGTAAGCCTCCGTGCATGGTTCTTGTTGACGGCAAACACCAGTGTTGGCCTGCCGTTAGCCTCCTTCACGGTGGGGTCAGCGATTGCATGAAGCATCTTCTCATGCTTCTGTAGCAGTTGCAGTTCGCCAGCACCCATACCCATAGCGGCAGCCAGATCCTTCTCGTTGAAGTCGCCAGCCTTGGTGCGAACCTTGGTGAAGTCTAGAGACTCGATGACAACATAACGCTGCTCGATGTCTACCAGCCACCCCTCCTGAATCCCACGCTGTATGTCCATCTGGTAGGCAACGGTTTCAAACGTAGACTTCAGCCCACGCTTGTCGTGCCTGTTAGGCGTGGCTGTTACCCCGAGGACTTTGGTCGGACAACCCTGCTTGAAGTATTCGATAACGTTCTGGTAGCTCCTGCTTGGAGCATGGTGTGCCTCGTCGACGATGATGCAGTCGAACTCGGATGGATCGAACCTCTCCCGCCTAGCCTTGCGAGTGAGTGTCTGCACCGATCCTATGACGGCGTTGCTCTTGACCATCAGTCCATGGCGGTTGGCTCTCCTGTCCCCCATCTCCACACTGGGGACTGCGCCTGTGTGCAACCCTGTCTTGTCCCTAGCCTGGTCCACCAGTTCCTTACGGTGTGCCAAGATGAGGACTCGCCCAGCCCCCTGCTCCCACCTACGGACGACCTCTGAAAAGATCACCGTTTTTCCCAACCCCGTCGCCATCACTAGCAGGGTACTGGGTGAGCGAGTCCACTCGTCAAAGATAGCATCCACAGCATCAAGCTGGTACGGGCGTAACCGGAAGGCTCCAGATACGGACGGCTCCTCATAACCAGCAGGATCAAACAGTCCTAGTTGAGACACTCCCTGTCCTCGTCACTCAGTCGATTGTAGGTCCCTCTAACAATCCAGCCACATCCGTTACACAATCCGCATGCTGGAACACAAGAGTCTTTGCCGACAGCCTTCGGGCACTCGGTGTGATACATTCCGTGTGTGATTTCTTCCTTGGCCTGCTTCATAGCCCGCTCGAACTCCGACAGGTCTACGCACTCACCACCCGGCTTGCCTGCCAAGTCTCTCACCTCAGACATGAGGCTACCAATGTTGAACACAACCCTTCTCAGGCTGGCCACAGAAGCCTGAGTCTCAACCAGGTGGTCTGGCACGGGACGACCAAGCTCATCCACCGCGCCCTTCACAGGCTTCTTCTTCTTGGCCGGAGCCTTGAGATGACTCTTTACAGCCTTGGACACAGCAGACTGGGTCAGCTTCTTAGTACCACCGGGAGCATCAGGAGCGTTGTTGACAACCTCTGCCCACACGGTGTCCCTCTTGTTGGCTGGTACCTTCAGCAGTTCCCTCATCTGCCACTCGTTCTGTGGCATGGGTAGGCCGGGAGCCTTACTCAGCTTGGAGTAAGCATCTGCTGCCGCCATCAACTGGTTGGCCCGCCTCCTCTCCATGCCCCACTGCTGCTTGAGAAACGCCCCCATGGTCTTGCAGGAAGCAGCCTCGTACAGCTTCTTGGTACTGATCTCGGTAAGGATCTCTCCACACCGTATGAACCCATTCATAACAGCGTCTGAGACCTTGACGTACTCATCCACCAGTGACTTTAGTTCTGCCTGCCTGCCTGTTGATACTGCGGTGTCTTCCATCATCGAATCCTCAGATGAGTGTTCCGCCTGACCTCCACGCCTGGAACCTCGATGCCCTCTTTCTCGGCATCAAGAACCTTACGCTTGTCCAGCACGGGATCAGGTGTGTTGTAATACTCTTTCGGTATGTCCTTGGGTGTAATGATCTCCACGCTTGGAGGCCCCTTGGCAACCCTGACATCAAAGACGCCAGCCATCGTGTGGTCAATGCCAAGGCGAGTCATGGTGTCGTAGACGTAGTTCTTCAGCCAGTCTGCCTTGCGTTTGGACGAGCCGGCCAGACTCCTCAGCCTGTCAGCCTCCTCCTTGCAACGCCTGCTGTCTGCCGTGTACTCAGCATGTATCTTCAGGCAGCCTTCAATCTTCACCTTGATGTCAGCCTGTATCGTCTCAAGGTGGGTGGCAATCTCCTGTGGATCGTCGCCATCCTCCAGGTTGTTCAGCTTATCAAGGACATCCTCGAAAGCCTCTGCCAGCTCGTACAGTTTCGTCATGTCTGGTTAGCCCCCGGTCCATCGGTTGGATACCCGTAGTGGTCGTACCGTCCGTAACTGCCGCTGTTCCAGTATGGCACTCGTGGGTTCGGAGTCTGGTCAGGCCCCTTGTACTTGGGGTTGTTCGTATCCACCTCGTCTTCTTCCTGTTCTTCAGGCTCTATTCGTTCTTCGGACACAGGCTCACCTTCTTTCTCTGTTCGTGCGCCACGCTATCAATGATGAGAAGGCAGTGCATGCACGTCACTCTTGCGATATCTGATATTTTTCTAGGACTAGGAGACGTGTGTTTTCTTTTCAGCACTGGCTCTCCGGTTGAGTACCGTCGCACCTCTCCAGTTTCCTTGTCGATCTGTTCATCCATGAACATACTATCACGATGGTCTTCATACTCTTTGCGGTAGATCGGGCACTGGAACGCTGATGTTGCGTATGAACCGTAGTGAACATCCCTAGCCATAAACGCAGTTCTCCTAGCCCGCAATGTACTGCTTCGCTTCATCCAGCATGTTGTCATAGTGTATTCCGTTGCTGTGTCGACGTATCAGCTCTACCACTACGACCTCGGCACAGTCACGACGTGCATCGTCAACCGTGGACACTGTTCCGTTGCTTGCCCAGAAGACCACCTCGTTGGCAGACTGCGAGTCCGTGCATCCGATGTCATGCTGGAGTATGATCTCAAGCTGCTTGACCCACTCCTCCGGGGTGGCAGTGCCTTCGTTGTCGTACTCCTGCACGGCAGTCAAGAACTCACCGACTTCACCCTCGCCCTCCTCCTCCTCCTGCTGCTCCCCTTCAGGCACAGCCCAGGATGGTAGCTTCGGAGGCTTCCACCAGAACCATACGTCTCCGGTCTGTGCCCCAGAGTTCTTAGCCTTTGCCCGGAACCATCCATCCCCAGGCTTATGACCAGTGCGGCACTCAGCAAAGTTAGCATCAAGGTTGTAGAGATACCTTCCGATACCCCACAAGACAGCCGCACGCTTCATTGCGTCCGACAGTCCACCCTTCACTGACTCAAACTCAGTGTTCTCCGCACCGTCCCACTTGGTTACCCACTCATCCCCCACTCGGAGAGAGAGGCCACAGAGCACACCGCCCTGTGGCCCCCGACGAAAGCGGTTGTACCAGTTCTCTGGCCCCACGATGGTATCCAGTCTGGTCTGAATGGCACGGTTGGTGATGTACGCCAGGCACATTGCCCATGGCTCACCATCCTTGGCACCACTTCTGCCGATACGCCATCCAATGTCACTCTCAGGGAACGGATCCCTCAGTGCCCCATAGACATCAACCACTTCAGTCATCGCTACCCCACTCGTTGCTCATCATGTTGCAGTTTGGCAGCGACCTCTCCTCGCAGGATCTCAACGTCACGCGGAGCATCAATGCCCAGCTTGGCCTTGCCATCCCATGCACGGATCAAGGTCACAGTAGAAACTCGACCATCCTTGTCAGTCAGCAGAACCCTGCCTTCGTCACGCACCGTTAGAACCAGCATTGTCATCCTCCGTGATAGCAGTGCTGTTTGAAAACTTGGCCACCCGACGCATCAGTGCGTGGGCGGTACGCATGTCACCACCGATGCGTTCGTAGGTCTCTATCGCAGCCTGTGCTGCCGCAACACCACCCATCTCACGCACATACGTCGCTGTTTTCTGTAGCTTCCCCAGTGCGGTGTTCAGATTTACCACACCACTCTGCTTCTTCTTCTCACGCTTCTTCTTGAATGCGGCTCTCAGCTTACGAGAGTGTTCTTTTCTCCGTGCCTCTGTCCATGCCATAACAGTGTGCCTCCAAAACAAGTGGCGCGGCGATTCAACGCCGCAGAATTTCCATGCCGTCCACCAGTTTTAGACGCCGCCCCGCCGCACGTCAAGACCGTGGGTCTATAAAAATTCCAAATTGAAAAAAAAAATTTCAATCTAGAAGGTCAGCGGGCCTGGTCGAAATCGCCGTCGCAATTCGCTGCAACGCCGGGATGCTGGGCCAACGCTCTCCCCGCTCGTACTTATACCATGAGTCACCGTGGAGGCTGGCCAGTTCAGCAGCCTCTACAACAGTAAGCCCACTACGCATTCTGTACGAACGTAGCTTCTTACCAAACCGCTTCTGACTTTCAGTACGTTCCCTAGGCATTAGACAAGTTGTATAATCCCAACGTTGAAAAGTCAAACCTAGAAACGACACAACCCCGGCTGGCTAAACCGGGGTTGTGTCCATCGTGGGGCACACAACTCACACGATGGCATGGCTCGTAGCACAGCGTGTGCTAGTAACCCTTGGACTTCTTCTTGCTGTTCTTCTTCTTGCCCATGGCGGAGCTGCCCTGAACGTTTTTCACGGCTTTACCAAACTGAGGCTTGGATGCACTG